CCCTTTCAGCCGAGACACGAGGGAAACACGGCAAATCAAGCTCGTTCATCGTGTTTGATGAGCTGGCGCAGTTCGGGGCCGACAGAGAGCTCTATGATGTCATGATGACCTCGCGCGGCGCCCATGCAGAGCCCATGGTGTGGGTTATCTCTACGCAGGCGGCCTCGGATACGGCCGTACTCTCCGAGCTCATCGACGACGGGGAGAAGGTCAACCGCGGGGAGATAGACGACCCCAAGACCAGGTGTTTCTGTTTTACGGTCCCGATGACCGATGACCCGTGGGACGAGGAAAACTGGAAGAAATCAAACCCTGCACTGGGGGACTTTCGATCCCTCGACGAGATGAGAGAGACCGCCGAGAGGGCGAAGCGGATCCCCTCGGCCGAGGCGGCATTCAGAAATCTTTACCTAAATCAGAGGGTGGATGGCGCGGCGCATTTCATTACGCCTGCAGTCTGGAAGCATAACGGCGGCGAGCCTGACCTCTCCCTCTTCGAGGATCTGCCCGTCTATGCCGGCCTTGACCTGTCTGCCAAAAACGACCTCACGGCGCTGGTGCTGACATGCAGGGACGGGACGGGTACCTGGCATGTCATCCCGTATTTCTGGACCCCAAAAGAGGGGCTTGTGGATCGGGCAGAAAGGGACCGTACTCCATACGACGTATGGGTGAAGCAGGGCTACCTCTATACGACACCCGGGCGGACGGTAGACTATGGATTTGTCGCTCAGGAGATAAAAAAGCTCATGGGCCGGATGCACATAGCCGGCCTGAAGTTCGACCGGTGGAGGATTGACGACATGGTGCGGGAGCTCCGTGACGTGGGCGTCGAGGCCTATGTCGACGGCAAGGAAGAGGCGTATCCCGACGGCCTCAGGATGATCCCGCACGGGCAGGGGTTCCGCGATATGAATCCGGCCGTGGAGGCCATCGAGGACGCTCTGGCCAACGGAAAGATCCGTCATGGCATGCATCCGGTGCTCACGATGTGCGCCAGCAATGTCCGTGTACAGCAGGACCCTTCAGGAAACCGGAAGTTCGATAAGATAAAATCGACGGGACGAATCGACGGTATTGTTGCTCTCGCCATGGCTCTCAACGGAGCAGTCGGAGGGGAGCCTGAGAGAACAGAATTTTTCGCGGAGGCGTGGTAATATGTTCGATTTTTTCAGGAAAAAGCGGAAAAAAGAAACGAAAAGCGCGTCGTATGATGATTTGGTGATGAATTACGGTCTCGCCCAGTCCCATGCGGGGATCTACGTAACTCCATCTACGGCGCTGCAGTGTTCTACCGTCCTCGCGTGTGTCAGGACCATTGCCAACGGCATCGCTCAGGTCCCATTCCGCCTCGTGCAGCAGAAAGGCGAGGTCAGGAAGCCGGCGATGGCTCACCCCCTCTATGATTTGCTCTATATGGCCCCGAATGAGTGGCAGGACGCCTTCGAGTTCTGGCATATGGTCATGATGCACCTTACCCTGACCGGTAATGCATATATCTGGATCAACCGTCTTCCTGACGGGCGCATCGCCGAGCTCCTGCCGTATCCTCCCGGCTCCGTCTCCATCCAGCGCGACGGCTGGAAGGTGCAGTACTCCATCACCCTTCAGGACAAGACGTATATCACCGTCCCCCAGGCGGACATGTGGCACATCAGGTGGCTCGCATGGGACGGCGTGTGCGGATTGAATGCGGTAGCTATGGCCAGAGAGGCCGTCGGTCTCGCTCTGTCACTTGACGCCCACGGGGCAACATCATTCAAAAACGGAAGCCGCCTGTCAGGATTTCTGTCTGTGGCCCAGCGCCTCGATGAACAGCAGAGGAGAAGTCTCCGTCAGGCATGGGAAGAGGCTTTCGGAGGCGCAGAGAACTCGGGGAAGATTGCCGTTCTCGGTGCGGACATGAAGTATCAGCAGCTCCAGGCGACGAATGATGTATCTCAGTATGATCAGACACGAAGGTATCAGGTTGAAGAGATATGCCGCGCATTTGGAGTTGATCCTGTCATGATCGGTTATTCTGACAAGGCCGCCACATTCGCCTCAGTGGAGCAGAAGAGCATACAACATATTGTATACTGCCTCGGGCCGTGGTATTCTTGCATCGAAAAAAGCGCGGATAGGTGGCTTCTCACAGCCAAGGAGCGCCGGATTGGATACTATTTCAAATTCAACGTTAACGCACTGCTTCGAGGCGCAAGCGCTGACAGAGCGAGCTTCTATACTCAGCTCTACAATATCGGGGCAATCAGCCCGAACGAGATACGAGAACTCGAGGATATGAATCCATACGAAGGCGGAGATGAATACAGAGTCCCGCTCAACATGGAAGAACCGGGGAAAAATACAGAGGAAGGAGACGAAGATGCTCAGGACAAGGATAGGATGTGAGATAAAGGCCGCCGGTGACAGCGGCGCCGAGATGACCTTCTCCGGCTACGGCTCCGTTTTTGGCGTCCTCGACGCCTATGATGACATCATCGAGCCCGGGGCATTCTCTGCTACCATTTCGAAATTCAAATCTTCTGGAGTCTGGCCGGCCATGCTAGCCCAGCATGGAGGCTGGGGGGGCTCCTCACAGGATATGACGCCTGTCGGCGTATGGACAGAGATGCGGGAAGACGACCACGGGCTCTACGTGGAGGGGAAGCTCGCTGATACCCCGAGGGCCCGCGAGCTCTATACGCTGATGAAGATGACGCCGAGACCGGCCATCAACGGACTCTCTATAGGATACTATGTCACGGACTTCCGAGACGAGGAGATAGTCGGCGGGAGCATCCGCCACATCACCGGAATTGACCTGGTGGAGCTGTCCCTTGTGACTTTCCCGGCCAATGACGAGGCCAGGATTGAAAATGTAAAAAGCGGCCAGCGTGCCTCTATACGCGACGCCGAGAGGGCCCTGCGGGAAGCGGGTTTCTCCCGGAGCGAAGCGAAGGGTATTCTGGCTGGTGGGTATAAGTCCCTGTCCCTGCGGGATGCCGGAGACGGAGATGCAGTGATAGCCGCACTTCTGCGGCGCAACATTTCCGCCCTGAAGGGCGAGGAGATTAAAAATGTCTGACGAAATCAGAGAACTTATTGAACAGCAGGGCAAGGCCTTTGAAGAATTCAGGAAGTCCAACGACGAGCGCCTCGCGGCCCTCGAAAAGGGCGAGGCCCGCTCCGAGTTGGAAGAGAAGACCGACCGCATCAATGACGAACTCGGCCGTCTCTCCGCTGCCGTTGATGAGCTCGCCAAAAAGGCGAACCGCCCCGGTGCCCCCGGAGCAGAAGGAGACGAAGCCCTGCAGGCCGAGCATAAATCTGCATGGCTCAAATGGGTCCGTAAGGGCGACGATGCCGGACTCGCTGACATCGAGCGCAAGGCGATGAATGTCGGTACTCCGGCTGATGGCGGATACGCCGTCCCCATCCAGCAGGACCGTGACATCATGCGCCTGCTGACTGACCTTTCTCCCATGCGCCAGGTGTGCAGGGTCATGACTGTCGGCACAGAGGACTACAGAAAGCTCGTCAACCTCGGCGGCACCGCTTCCGGCTGGGTGGGCGAGACTGACGCCCGTCCCGCTACTGCCGGCCCGACTCTGGCCCAGCTGAAGCCTTCCTTCGGCGAGCTCTACGCCAACCCCGAAGTCACGCAGAAGGCCCTCGATGACATCTTCTTCAATGTGGAGGGCGAGCTTTCTCAGGACATCTCTGAGTCTTTCGCCGTCCTCGAGGGGAAGGCCTTTCTGTCCGGCACCGGCACGAATCAGCCCGTTGGTCTGCTGACGGCCAAAACGTCCGCGGAAGCCGACTCCGCGAGGGCCTTTGGGACGGTGCAGCATATCGCAACCGGCGTTGCGGATAACTTCCCGGCCAAGGATCCGGCCGATATTCTTATCGACCTCATCTACTCCATGAAGGCCGGATACCGTACCGGCGCCCAGTTCATGGTGAACAGCATGACCCTCGCGGCCATGAGAAAATGGAAGGACGGGGATGGAAACTACATCTGGCAGCCGGCCATGCAGAACGGCCAGCCCGGCTCCATCTTCGGCTATGGGTATGTCACGAACGAGGACATGCCCTCTGCCGGAGCCGGTGCCATCCCCGTGGTCTTCGGAAACTTCCAGCAGGCATATGTCATCTTCGATCGCATGGGCATCAGGTCCCTGAGAGATCCCTACACCAATAAACCTTTTGTTGGGTTCTACACTACGAAGCGTGTCGGCTCGATGATCGCCAACACTCAGGCCGTGAAGTTTCTGAAGTGCGCGGCCTAGCTATGCCGGTCAGGCTGATTAAGCCGTGGCGGTACTGGCATCGCGGGTGCATCCCCGTGGACTATGAGGCCGGTACCGTCATCGAGGAAGAAGAAGTGGCTAAGGTGGCCCTGCAGTGCGGGGCCGCCGTCCCCATCACGGCCACGAAAGAGAAGAAGCCCGTGGAGAAGAAGCGGTGACACTGACCTACTCCCCTCTCACTGCGGCTGGCCCGCTGGTCGAGCTGGCCGACATAAAGCTCTACCTCCGTGTCGACTCGGATGCGGAGGATACTCTGATCCAGAGTCTAATCCTTTCTGCCGGCACGGAGGCTGAGCATATCACGCACCGTGTCCTCGCCAGACGGGACTACCTCGTCACGTGCGAGGGGGGTATCACGGAGCCGGTGACACTGCCGCTGGTTCCCTGCACGTCGGTCAGTATCCTGACTGACGCCGCGGGGACATCGGAGGTGGATGCGTCTCTGTACTCCATCGGGCACACTTCCAGCCGGCCGGCGGGAGACGCGGATATCGTCACCGTAGTCCCCGGTGACGGGTTCCCCGCCGGTACGATCTGGATCAGGGCGGCGTGCGGCTACGCCGATGTGCCCGAGCCTGTCAGGCAGTGGGTCAGGGTGCGCGTGGCCACGCTCTATGAGCAGCGCGAGAACTTCACGATAGGGTCGAACTTTCAGGAGTTTTCCCACAACTTCGCCGACAGTCTGCTGGACGACTACGTCATCCACGGGGGGTTCTGATGAGGATAGGAACGCTCCGCCACCGGGTGACGTTACAGGAATATGCGAAGGGGAAGGACGCCTACGGCGGCATGACCCAGGAGTGGGTAGAGCGTGGCACCGTATGGGCCTCCTTCGAAGCTATGAGCGGTACGGAGTTTTTCGCCTCGCAGCAGGCTCAGTCGCAGGTCACGCAGCGGGTCCGCATCCGCTACCGTGACGGGCTGAAAAGCCTGTCATGGCGCCTCTGCACTCAGGACGGGCGGATATACAACATCATATCAATCCTTCCAGACAACACACGTCAGACTATGGTGCTGATGTGCCAGGAGGCCTCGTATGAGCAGACGGTCCAGCGGTGAGCACGCATGGGTAGAAATGTCCGACGCCGACATTCAGGCCATGGTCAGGAGCGTGCAGCCTGACGTTGACAGGATCCTCGAGGCTGTAGCGGGTCAGGTCGCCTCGGCGGCCGCTGCCAGCACGGCCTTCAGGGATGGAAGCCAAAAGACACGGCATCAGGCGCTTCGCCGGAGCATCCGTGTCAAAAAGTCCAGGTACGAGCTGGGGGGATACATCGTCCAGGCTACGGCGCCGCACGCGCACCTCGTGGAGTTCGGCCACGCCATGGTTACGCATGACGGCAGGGTGGTCGGTCATGTGCCGGCGCACTCTTTTCTCCGGCGGGCCAAACGGAGCGTCATTGCGAGGCTCGGGAAGGTGAAGCTGTCATGAGCCTGACCGGAGCTGACTTCGAGGCCGTCTTCCTCTCGGTTCTTCAGGGCAACGCCGCCCTGAAGGCTCTAGTGGGAGACAGGGTCTTCGCCCTGATC